GCCTGCCAGCGGTCGTCGGCCTCGATCTCGTAGGCCTCCCAGCGCTGGTTGCCGAAGATCACGGAGAGCCGGGCGTAGCGGTAGCCCGAGCAGAGCATGTAGTGCTGGAGCTGCGGCCCGTAGGTCCGCATCAGGTAGGGCTCGTCCACGTAGGGGCTGACGTGCTTGGCCTCGAAGACCGCGTCGTCGCCGTTGCGCGCGACGGTCACGCCGTCGAGGTGGCCGCGCAGGAAGTGGAAGTCGGGGTGGACGACCTCCTGGCCGACGAGGGCCACCTTGTCGCTGGTCCACTTCTCGAACCACGACCGGTTGAAGGCTTCGGTGAAGGACCCCAGCTGCACCGGCAGGACGCCGGACAGGTCGTCGGGCTGCTTGCGGCCGGTCTTGACCAGCCACAGGTCGCGCCACTCGCCAGCGGCGATCAGTCGCGCGTCGGAACCGCCGATATATGTCCTGCGAACTTGATTGGAAAGCGCGAGATCGTCGGGCATTCCAGCCTCCCTGCTGTTTGAAACCAAGATATCCGATCAAAGTGCAGGAGCGTAGGCATAGTGCGCTCCCAAATCCTGCCTATGACCGGTCCCTTCTCTAGCCCTCCAGAACCTGCCGCAGCCGGTCGCGCAGGCGGCGCGTCGTGCGCGTCTGGTCGTGGCAGATCTGGCGGATGTCGGCGATCGTCGGCTTCTTCGTCTCCCGCCGAAGCCACGTCTGACAGGCCTCGTGGACCACGGACTTGGGGAAGTCCGACAGACCCTCGACCCAGTCGAGCAGGACCATCTGCTTCACGCGCGGGTCGGCGTCCTGCTGCCAGTAGTGGGCGAGCAGGCCCGTGATGCGGGGGATCAGGACGCTCTCGCCGGCGGGGGCCAGGTCCTGCTCGACGGTCGCCAGCACGCCCTGGGCCTCGGTCATCAAGGCCCGGTCGGACTGGAGCGCGGTGCGCGCGTGCTGCACGTCGACCATCGGGAGCCGCCTACCGTCCTCGGGCTCGAAGATCCTCAGCAAGGTCAAGAGCCGCTTCGAACAGCTGCTGCTGTCCGGAAGCCGGTCGGCGAGCTGGATGATGTCGGTCACGGGTGTCCTCCTCGGGCTGGTCCTCCCAGCGCCTCTGGTTGAGCCATGTGGATGGGTGCGGGCGGTAGCCGGGCTCCTGGGCCATCAGGCCGGGGAGGAGCCGCTGGAGGCCCGCCATGATGGCGTCGGGCTGGGCCTTCTGGACGGCCGCCCGCCACGCTCGCTCGGCCGCCCCTCGCCCCACCTTGCGGGGGTAGGCGGCGTAGAAGGCATCGAAGCCCTCCAGCGCACCCTCCCTCGGACCCTTCTTCCGGGGCGGCTGCGGCGGCGCGGGAGAGGGCTCCTCCGTACGCACAACCGTGCGCACAGCATCGCGCACAGGGTCGTGCCTTGCCCCCTCGATTGTTGTTAGATTACAGATGGTTAGCCGCAAGTTCCTGCGCACAAAGCCATGCACAGCACCGCGCACAGCCGGTCCTTCCTCGATCTCGATGTGGCCGCTCTCCACGAGGCCCTGGAGCCAGCGCTTGACCTGCGTGTGGTGCCACGACCAGACCGCGCCGAGCCCGGTCAGGGTGACGTCGATCTGGCCCCTCCGGATGGTGCAGTTGTCGGTCGGCCGGACGTGCGCCAAGAGCCACGCCCATGCGGCGCGCTTGCAGTAGGCCTCGCCCGACAGGGATGGATCGGCCGCCCACGGGCTGAGGACCATGGATCACACCTCGACGATCTGGATGCCGGTCACGGCCCGGAACAGCTGCGCCTTGAGCTTGTAGACCTCCGTCCGGTAGCCCTTGGTGTCCTCCACCACCACGCCCTGGCCGGGCGAGAGGTAGCGGAAGTCGGCCACGTAGCGGCAGACGTGCTGGCCGTCGACCGCGAGGTCGTAGGGCACCTGGGCCTTGAGGTCCCGGATCAGCCCCGCTTCCTCCAGCGCCCGCAGCTCGTGCCAGCGCTTGTGCTCGCGCTTGGAGGCGAAGCAGAGGGTCGCCCGCGACCCGCAGGCCGGGCAGCTCCGCGCGGGCTTGTGGCGGGTCCACTGGCCGTCCTGCTCGGCGTGCCGGCAGTCGATGCATTCCCACATGCGGATGGACCTATACTTCGCGGGTCGTCGGAATGGCCGCATCGGCGCGCCCCATGTGTTCGAGCCTCGCCCAGCGATAGGGCACCAGAAGCAGTCGGCATCCGAGGCTCTGTGCCCAGCAGTGGAGCATCAGCCCGCTCGGGTTCTTGTCACCGCACTCCCACTTCGACACGAGCCCCTGGGCGACCCCGATCACGGGATCCAGCTCCAGGCTCGTCAGGCCGATGGACTGCCGGCGCAGACGGAACTGATCGACGAAGTCGACCCACGACTGGGGCGAGGCGACCATCGTCGTGGCGATCGGGGATTTCATGGACGTCTCCGGATGGATCCGGAGTCCGAAGCTATCCGATCATCTTGCAGGAAACCCTCCCGAAGTAAGTCCTATGACCGTTGGGTCATAGGCCTAATCCGGGTCTGGACTCCTGCAAGACGTCGTAGGCCAATGCCGAAAGGCCGCGTTGACCCTGCATTCGGCGTGGTTCAACTTGCAATCGTACACCTGTGGCCCAGGAGGCCCGCCATGATCGACAATCACGACGGCGACGAGAAGGTCCGGAAGGCCGTCGTCACATGGATGAAACGCGTCATCGACGAGAACCGGTGGTCGGCCGAGCGCTGGGGCCGCATGGCCGGAACCGCGCCGACCAACATCCAGCGGTTGCTTCGCAACCCGGACACCGCACCGCTGCCCACCCTCGCAACGGTCTATCGCCTTGCGGACGTTGCGAAGTCGATGCCGGATCTGGGTATACTCGCCAAGCGTTTGAACGAGGTGCCGGTGGTGTCCGAAGATGGATTGAGAGACCTGATCGCGGGCCGCAAGACGTTGCGCGAGATTCAGGCGGCCGCCACAACCTATGTACGGGTCGCCGGAGAGGTTGATACTTCATGCATCGCCGCGCGCGTCAACGGAGACAGTCTGGTCTTCCGTGGCGTCTCGCCCGGCGACACCGTCATCATCAGCCACCTCGACGCACGCCCGCCCGAAGCCGGCGACATCGTAGCTGTCATGGGCGACAGCGGACTCGACTGCTTCGAATGGGGGCCGCCCTGGCTCCTCTCCATGGGGCCGCGCGCCGGCCAGCACATGCCGATCGAGCAGGCGAGGGGCCGGATCGTCGGGGTCGTGACCGACGTCATCAAGCGCCTCGCCCGCTGACCGGCCCGCGCACCTGTGGCTCAGACCCCCTACGCGGCCACCTCGAGCGCACGCTCCTCGGCATGGTCAGGCCCCGGACCGTCGTCCGGCCCCTCCACGAGCGCCTGACGGGCCACGTTGAGGCGCAGGGCCTCCTCGCAGTCCACGACGCGCTGGAGCGACGCCCGGATGTGGTCCGGGATCTTGTCCGGGCACAGCATCGCCAGCCCGAGCATCAGGTCGGCCACCTCGCCGCGACCGATGTAGGTCCCATGTATCCGCACGGTGTCGCTGTACTCGCTCGTGGACAGCACCGCGCTCGCCGTCCGCACCTCCGTCACCTTCGCCATGTCACGCGGCCTCCTTCACCGCCAGGATGCCCGTCAGCCGGGCCAGAACCTCGACCATCTCGTCGGCACGGCGCGCATCCGTCACCGCACCCACCGGGTCGTCCGATGCCGCCTGTCCGCTGGACCAGTAGCGCAGCGTCTCGATGTGGCCCTCCAGCGCCGCGCGGATCACGCGCAGGTCATGGGCCGTCAGCATCACCGGCTGCACCGGCGAAAACCCGTCCTTGGGCATTTGCCCCTCCTCTGTCGCACCTGTGGCTAAGGTCCCCAGGCCCTCTGCCGGGCCAAGGGGGAGAGGCCGGGCGTCGGCCCGCTTCCCCACATGCCGAAACCCCGCCGGGATCGCTCCCAGCGGGGTCTGGCAACTAACCTCGTGCGGCAGCTGGCGCGGTTAGAAGGGGATGTCCTCGTCGCCGATCGGGGGCTTGGCTGCGGAGGTGGTCGCGGCCTCGTCGGGATGCACCGGCGGCGGCGCGTCCTCACCCGGCTTCGCGCCGTTCGTGATGATCCGCAGCTTGCCCATCCTGTTGAGGACGATCTTGGTGGCGTACTTCGTCACCGTCGTCTCCGCGCCGCCGACCGTGATGCGCGCGTCGTACTTCTCCGTCCGCAGCGGACCCTCCACCATGAGGAGCGTCCCCTTGGTGACGAAGCGCTCGACCGTGTTGACGAGGTTTTCGTCCCACACCGTCACCGAATGCCACTCCGTCGCCTCACGGCGCTCCCCGTCCTTGCCGCGCCAGCGCTCGGTCGTCGCGAGGCTGAACTGCGCGAACTTTTGACCGCCCGCCGTCATCCGGATCTCCGGCTGCTTGCCGACGTTCCCGATCACCGTTGCCTGATTGAGCATGATCCTCATCCTTTCGATCGCGGCGGGGAGCCAATCCCCCCGACCACACCCCCTCCGGTCCCTTCCTGCCGGGCACCGGAGCGCACGGCCGAAAGGGGGCACCGGTCGCCCGATGCCCCCACCCGGTCACTCCTCCGGCGCGTCGTAGTAGATCCCGCCCGCCTCCTCCGGCCGGTAGGCGCGAGCCTCCAGCGCGTCGCGGTCGCCCACCTCCTGCGGATCGTAGTCGTCCGACGGCGTCCAGCGGTCCTGCCAGTCCTGACGGCGCTGCAGGTCCCCGTAGGCCGCCCGCACCTTCTGGAGCTGGTCGACCTTGAGGCCGTTGCGGATCCACCACTCGTCCGCCGACGCGACCAGCTGGCGCTTCCTCTCCGCGACGCGCGCCCGAAGCTCCGCGTCCTGCCTCGCCCGTTCGGCCATCCGCTTGGCCGCCGCCGCCGACACCTCCACCTCGGACTGCGGGATCAGCGACCGCTTGCCCTCGTCGCGGATCGCCCGCATCCGGTCGCCCGACGACGGCGACCAGGTGTCCGGAATGTGCGCGAACCGCGCCGCGCTCTGCTCGTCCCCCTTGAGGAGCGAGATCTCCCGGGCGTAGAGCGGCCCCAGCACCGCCTGAAGCTGCTGGAAGGTCTCCAGCTCGACCCGCGCCCGACGCCCGCGCTCGATGCGTGCCGCCCGCTCCTCGAGGTCGATTTCCGTGCCCTGCCAGTGCCGCTGCTGCCATGTTTTGAACTGGGCGCGCTGCTCCGTGTAGTAGGCCTTGGACGGCCCCTCGTTGGACCATGCCGTGTGGCAGAAGGCCCGGACGATCTGGTAGCGCACCCACGCCTGCCCCTGCTCGCCGAAGTGGCTCATCAGGCGCTTGAAGTCGGCGGCGAAGGCCTCGTGGTCGAACGCCTCCTCCTGAAGCTCCTCGGCAGGCTGCGTCTCGCGCTCGTACTCGCTGATCTCGCGACGGATCTCCACCGCCCAGAGCCGCTCGCGCTGGAGGTGATCGCGCAGCCGGTTGGTCAGCTGGTGGCTCGCCCCGCGCGACATCGGCCGCCGATGGACGAAGGTGATCTGGTCGGTGACGACGCCGTCCGCGTCCACGCTCGGCGTGCGCCGGACCTCGAAGAGTGTGCCGACGGTTTCGCTCGCCATCAGCGAGACGTTGGGCGGGTTCTGGTCGCCGACCGTGATCCCCTCGCTGGGGATGATGCCGCGCGCCCGGAGCTGGTCGGACTCGCGGGGCGCGATGACGAAGTGCTCGGTCGGGATGATCGTGACCCGGCCGTCCTTGCGGATGACCCGGACGCGGGCCTCCCCGTTCGGACCCTTGAAGATGTTGACTCGTGCCGCCTTGGGCGCGATGGTCTGCGTGCTCATCGTGTGATCCTCATCCGTGTTGAGCATCGAGGCCGGAGGAGTTGCAGCTCCCCCGGCCTCACCGATTCCGGTCCCTTCTCAGGCGGGGACCGTCGCCTTCCACTGGCTCCACAGGTTCCGGACCGGCTTCCCGACCCGCTGGGCGTAGACGATGCAGTTCGCGGTGCCCCCGGACGAGCCGTCGAAGAGCGCGACGATCCGGTCTGCCCGATCCACCATCCACTCGTTCCGACGCTGCATCGCCTGGGCGCTGAACCCGCCGCTGCTGACGATCTCCACCGCCGCAGCGCGCCTCACGAGGGCATCCCATCGACGCTGCGACGCCTCGGGCCAGCGCTGCTCCTGACCGGCGAAGGGGATGGCCGCCGTGAACGGGACACCCTCCAGCACCGCCGCGTGGGCCAGCGTCATGTCCCATCCGACCGCCATGCCCGAGATGATGTGCGACGGTGCCGCCATCGCGATCCAGTCCCGGGCGAACCGGACCAGCCTGCGCGACGTCTGCTCGTCGTAGCCACCGATCTTCTCCGGACGGTGGCCGGTTCCTGCGTAGATCGTCATCGTCATCTCCCTGTTCTCGAAACAAGGCCACCCGGTCTCACGCCGCGCGAGGGCTGTCAGGGACGGCCGTAGGCCGCCGCGCAGCGGGCGCTGATTGTTCGGTGCGCGCGGGCGCGAGCGTGGCGCAGTCCCGACTGTCCGCGCGCGTGCCGAAGAATCTGCGATCCTTGACAGCCCGACCCCTTGGGCGCGGTGTGATAACCTTCCGGCCTGTTGAGAGAGAGATTCATTGGGCTCGGGGTGCGCGAGGGGACGCCCTCGCTCGCGTCCGACAGGACCGACAGCCGCCCGCAGTGAAGGGTCGTGGCACCGCGAGACCCAGGTGGCGCAGGGGTGACACGACCCTTCGCAAGGACGGCACATGGCGTAGCAGCTGCTCGGCCAGGCGCGATGACGGTTAGCTCGACCCGCCGCCCGACCGCCGACGCAAGCGCACCGACGGTCGAACAGCGAGCGCCGCAGGCATCAGCCGACGGTCACCACCAGCTCATCGGCCGTCTGTTTGGCAGGCACGGGACGTTTGAGCATCTCCATCGTCTCGCGCCAGCTGTCGTCGGCTGCGTTCCACTGGTCGACGCTCCACACGAACGCCTCGCAGTCGAGAGCCGACCGGACCCACGTCGCCATCAGCTCGAGCTGCTGACGAAGCGCCACGTTCTCCGCATCCAGCGCAATCGCACGCGATTTCCATCCTGCACGGGTCATCCCATCCTCCTCAGTGAACCGACATGATACCCACTCCGGTCCCTTCTCCTGCACCAGCGCAGGTTCTATGACCCGACCCCTGCATAATGGACGAATTGACACACGCGCCACACGCGGTACCCTGCAACCCATCTCCTCCAGTGACGATATGCGAAATCCGCTCTCGCTCCAGAGCACGGGGAGAGAGGTGCAGGAGAGAGGGGCCTGACCGTGACCGTTACTCGCGCGCAAGCCGCTGATCCAAAAAGCAAATCAGGCGGTCAAGGCTCGCTCCCAGCCGTCGCAGACCGCGAACTGCGCGAGAAGCTCACACCCAGACAGCAGAAGTTCGTCGTCCTCGTCGCGGACAAAGGCCTCAAACCCGTCGAAGCCGCCGTGAAGGCAGGGTTCACCGGAGCCAACGTCGAAAGGCAAGTCCGACGACTCCTCGCGACCCCTCACGTCACCGAAGCGCTCGCCTCCGAAGCCCGCCGCAGGCTGTCCGTCGAGGCCCCGCGTGCACTCCACAGGATGGTGGATCTCTCTGAGAACGCTCGCTCACAGCGCGTGCAGTTCGAGGCCACCAAGGACCTGCTCGACCGCGCGGGCATCGGCCAGACCCTCGGGACCGCATCCGGCTCCGTCAGGCTGACCATCAACCTCCTCGCACCCACACCGGACATGGCCCCTTCTCCTCAGCTGATAGAAGGGACCGTCGTGGGGCGAGGACAGGAGGAGTAGCGCTCAGACAGGTAGAGCAGCACGCGAGAGAGAGACCTCTCCCCGCTTGCCAGCGCCGCAGGCAAGACCCCCCCCGCCTCTTGCCGCGAACAGGGGGTGGGGGCCGAAAACTGCGACGTGAGCCGCGAGCCCTCCCCGCTTCACGCATTTTTTTCAGGAACTTCACGGGTCTGGTTGGTGCGTTGATGCCTCCGGCCGTCGGCTGTGATGGTCGCGGCATGACGATCCTCGGCCTTCAGGACGACGCGCCTCTCCCGGTGGTGGACGGGGTGCAGCTGCTCGACGATGCGAGCCACGTCGGGAGTTTCCTGGCCCAGTTGAGCTGGGCGGATCTTCAGCGGCTTCGGGCGATCGTTCGTCGGACGCACATGCGGCGGTACCCGCGCGAGTTCTGCACGGACCGGGAGGCGGACCGGATGATCGAGGCGATGGGGCCTCGGGTGGCCGAGATCCTCGTCAGGCGCGCGGTGGACGGTCGGTGATGAAGCGCGGCGGGATGACGTTCGAGCAGGCTCTGGCGCTGGTGACGATGAGCCACACGCGGGCGACGCCTCGGGGGTTGGTGTTGCAGGATGCGCGTCAGTCGGATGCCTTGTTGATGGTCGCGTGGCAGGTGATCCGCGAGAAGCAGGGCATGGCCTGCGTGACGGCGATCTGATGTCGCTGGACATCTCCTACACGCCGCCGGGTCCGGTCGCCCAGGCGTTCCTGTTGGACGAGAGCTTCGTGACGGGCCTTCGGGGTCCGGTCGGGTCGGGCAAGAGCGTGACGTGCTGCATCAAGCTGATGCGGCTGGCGATGTCCCAGACGCCGGGGCCGGACGGTATTCGGTACTCGCGCTGGGCGGTGGTCCGGAACACGCAGCCCGAGCTGCGCACGACGACGATCAAGACCTGGCTGGACTGGTTCCCGGAGGCGTCGTGGGGTCGGTTCAACTGGTCGCCGCCTTTCACGCACCGGATCCGGGTTGGGGATCTGGACATCGAGGTCATCTTCCTCGCGCTCGACACCGAGGACGACGTCCGCAAGCTGAAGTCGCTCGAGTTGACGGGGGCCTGGGTGAACGAGGCGCAGTTCACGCCCAAGGGGATCGTGGACACGCTGACCGAGCGCGTGGGTCGGTACCCGTCGGTTCGCAACGGCGGGTGCCGGTGGGCGGGGGTCATCATGGACACGAACGCCATGGACCCGGACCACTGGTGGCCGATCATGGCGGGCGAGGTGCCGATGCCGGAGGATCTGCCGGCGGAGGATCTGCTGATGCTGGTGAAGCCCGACAACTGGGTTTTCTACAACCAGCCGGGTGCGATGGTGGACGTGCGCGAGGCGGGCGAGCTGGTCGGCTACGCGATCAACGACAACGCCGAGAACCTGAAGGCGCTGCGGCCCGGCTACTACGACAACCAGATCCGGGGCAAGAAGCGGGGCGAGATCCAGCGCTACATCCAGAACCGTCTGGTGATCGTGCGCGACGGCAAGTCGGTGTGGCCGTCGTTCGTGCCCGAGGTTCACGTGAAGCCGGTGGCGTGGCAGCGCGACCACGACATCCTGATCGGGATGGACTTCGGGCTGACGCCGGCCGCCGTGATCGGCCAGCGGGTTCTGGGGCAGGCGCGCATCTTCGCCGAGCTGGTCTCCTACGGCGACATGGGCGCGCGGAAGTTCGCGCGCGAGCTGAAGGCCCA